ACCATGTCCTCGGAGCAGACGAAATCCAACTGGGCACAGTAGCCCATGTCCTCTGCTTCTTCTTCCATGTCCTTGGCAATGCCGTTTTCCAGACAACCCTGCATCTCGTCTGACTGGATGAACGCAGCACAGTTCTCACACGTGTACTCTGCGCCTTCCTCTGCCTCACCGTAATCAGCCTTATCGACCGCCTTCTCTCGGTTGGCGTCGTTCAGCTTGGCATCGCTAGTAACGAGTGGACACTTCATTTCTTCCTCGCTGCTCTCATGTTGTCCACGAGATTAGGGTAGGGTCGGCCAGCAGCAGCCGCCATTGCCTTCGCTGACTTCTTTTCTTTCTTCGACAGCGGATCAGGCTTGCCCAGCTTTTTCGGACGGGGCTTGTCCCAGATAGCTTTCATTTCTTGGCTGGCATCTTCTTATAGGCTTTCTTAGGAGTCTTGGCAATCATCTCCTTTGCCACAGACATCGGAACGCCAGTCTGCTTCGCCACCTTCTTACTGCCAGCGGCTGCGTACATCAGACGTTGCTGCGCTTTGCTAGTGATCGGCATATCAGTCCTCGACAATAGAAGTTAGATGCCCAATCCGGCCCCTAACACCTATTTTACCGACTTCGTTAAGAATGTCACGGGGCAAGAACTTATAGAAGCCATGCTCCATGTCGAACACCTTTCCACCGTCCCACTGCTCGTGAAAGAACGCCTCTATATGCTCCAACGTCTCCAACATCTGCGGGATTACGTTGTAGTCGAACGAGTAGAGCCGAGTCATCAGCATTCCGTCCGTCCCAACGTAGTCCAATGGGTAGCCTGTACGCCTAGCCTGGGCAAACGTCGCTTTGTTCGCAACGTGAGCCTCTATGTTGAAGTGCTCGGTTAGCGTGTACCGACCGGAAATCTTGAAAACGTGACTGTATCGGTTTGGGATGTCGTGCAGGATGCTTATCGTTGTGTGCAACTCGATAGCGTTCTTAATATACGCAACGTCTCGGTTTGTTTTGCGAACGTTTTGAATGAACTGCGATCCGTAGTGTTTTACCGTCGCCCGAGGGAATATCACATTCTGATGCTCGAAACTGGATTCCAACACCCAGATTGACGCAATCGGACACGCTCGGTGAATGCTCTCAATCGTTTGTTGTGTCTCGTACAACCGTTGAGCATCGCCGTTGATCGCAGAAGTTACGATAAACAAAATCACCATTTACCTCGCGTTGATTTCCACTCCTGCCGAGCAAACACCATCTCCCCGGAATACGGGAGGCCAGCAAAGTGATCCGGCAGAAAGAAGTGACTGGGCCAGATTGTAAGGTCGCGGTACTGGTTGTTCACCCAGGTACTCGTTAACCGTGTCGGACCACAGAACTGCCATGCCATCAGTTCTCCAGGTTCGTCGTGCATCAGGTCATCCACTATCTGACCGATGAACGGATGCCCAGGAATTGCACCTACTGCGCCGTTGGACAGCAACCCAGGTCTAAGAAGCTCCGACTCCCACGAACACCACACATCCGGCTCTAACATCCACTCAGGAATGGCCCTAGAAGGCTCAGAATCAGCGTCTAGCGCGATTCCGCCGTGTTCGTAGAGTATCTCCCAGCGCATACAGTCTGCAACGCCACAAAGCTCTGTTTTCCAGAAGTGCTTCATGTGCTTGGCAAGCCTCCAACCTTTCGATAGGTCGGAGTTGCCCCACAGGTTTACTTCAAAGTCAGGGTTGAGGTTCTTCCACTTTTGGATGGTTTGCAGTGGCGCTTTGGTTTCGTCACCGACCCAGATGAAGTGCAGTATTTTCGGAATCATCTAGTTTGATCTTGTATGCGGTTAGGCGAGCGGTTGCAGCGATTTGGACGCACAGTTCAAGCGCTTCTGTCGTTCGCTTCTTCAGCATCGCATCGTGCATCTGCTTCATCATCCTCTGCATCTCTAGATACCCTTCCACCCAGTCGATCATATTGTCTTTTCCAGAGTTTGTGGTTGATTCGGAATGTTCTACGGTCGATTGCTTTGAACGGGACATTGGAATTACTGGTGTCATTCATCACCTCAATCAGTTTTCTACGGTAGTGACCAGGGTCAATGTTCAGCAGGTCAAAGTATCCGTCTGATGTGTCTGTTAACAAGAAGTCGAACGCTGATGCAGATTCCGGCTGTAGCTGTAAGTCTTTCTTACCAATTGGAGTGTGCATTGTGTCACGCACAGCCAGACTTACAACAGCGGATAGTAGTCGTATTTCAGGCTCTGCTGATCGCATCTTTCGCCCGTGTGATTGCGCGGTTGATCCAGGTCGGAGGCATGGCAAGCTCGGCAGATACGAAATAGATGCTCTGCTTCGGCCATTGAACGTAAACAGCTTTGACAGCCTGTCGGACTTCCTCCGGTAGCGTTCTAATCGTCTGGTCGATCAGTTTCGCATCCATCCTGTCCACTGGCTCCAGCTTGTTGATCCAGCCAGCCCAGTTCACAAGCCGATCCTCTGTAGTGCCTAAACCATGCTTTTCCGCAGTCATGACAAAAATGAACCTCCGCAACGTGGTTGTCTTTGATTGTTTCGGTGTAGCCTTCCAGCCCACCGCATTTAGAACAGGTGTCTTTACGCATTCTTCTCCTTTAGCTTTGCTTCGATAGATTGTGTGTAATGAACCACCTCATCTGGCGACAAAAACATGGTGCGCCCGTCGCTACGGTTGCCTCCAAGTATGCTGTGTCCTGTCACCCTCTCCCAATCGTCCTCGATCTCCTGATCCGTCAGCCCGACCCATTGGCGCGGTGCTGCGGGTGGGGTGGTGTAGAGCATCGTGCCAACAGGCAGTGCATCAATATCCTCTTGCTGATAGTCGATGCTGTGTTTTTCGTCGGACGAAATTCCTTCGCAAACCCACGCCACCGGCTTCTCACCCTGCTCGATGGCAGCGCGGAGATTGTCCATCGCTGCATCAATCTCACCCGGCAGAGCGATAGCGTTCTCTCCGATGCTAAGTTGGTTGATTTGCTCCAGCACTTCCAGCGCCTGTCGCATTACCTCGATGCTCATCTCCGCCTCCACAAAAACCGCAACGTCAGACCATTAACAAAGTTCCGCTTGAACCGCGTCTCCGGTGCCCAGATCACATAGCCGATGATGATTCCGACTGCGTAGCCGATGAAGAAGGCTTCGGTCATACCTCCCCCTTCAGCACTTTGGCTGCGTGCAAGTAGTAGTTGTACTGCCCTCCAGATCGCTCGTGCAGGCGCTCTAGGATCAGCACACATCGATTGAGTTCGGCTGCGGCGACAAGGGCGGCGAAGCGTTCAATTTCGGTAATTCCCCAGCGGTGAGGCTCTGTCCATCCATCTCCACTTCGCAACAGTCCAGCCTCCCGCGCCATGCGGATAATGTCGTCTCGGTTCATCTTATTTAGCTCCCAGGTTAATTCGTAAAATCTCGATCCGTTTTGCATGGCTAGGTGATCCACGCCACTTATCCCTAATAATCCACTTCCGACACTTACACTCGTCTTGTGCAAACACGATACTCAGGTCTTGCACATACTTGTTGACGTGCCGCAGGAATACTTTCCTCCTACAGTCAGACAAACCTGCTTGGTGACTGAGGTTGATCGCAATGACTCGCAAGTCATCCTCTAGCTCATCAACAATCTCAGACGGACTCAACTCAACTCTCCCGCCAGGAATCTCAACTCAACGATCCGAGCACATTCGCGTAGTTTCGATACGTTGGTTCGCTTCATTACCTCGATTGCAACAGCGATAAACGTCTCCAACTCTGCACGCTCGTCGTCTCCCCAACCGATTAGCTCGGCAACACATTGTTGCAATCGCTCGTCTTTCAGCTTTGCAACACGCTCGACAACGTATTCCAGGTCATCCCTGTTGAGTGCTGCTCTGTTCTGAATGATTTCCTTCATCCTGTTTGCCTGTTCTGCGACGAAACCTGCATCCGGTTTCATCGCTCCAGCTTCCCGTTTTCGTTGCCACCATCGACCTCTAGCAAGTCAACAGGAACCTCGTATGTGCTCCAGCGGTGCCCACAATCGGAACAATCCCGCAGCCGCCATTTGTATCCGAACCTAGTGTCTTTCCGACTTTCTTTGACCTTCGAGTTCCATCCCCCACAACTCGTGCAAGCAGACATCACAACCTCACTTTTTTGCTCTCTAGCATCTCTTTCATCTGTTTAAGAATCGCTTTGCCTTCCTCGGTGACGTGCTTCGGCGCTGGCAACGACACGGTTTGACGCTGCTCGACACGATCAAAGTCGCGGCACATCCCCATAAACTCCGACAAACTGGGAGGCCAATCGCGCCCAAGGCTCGGCAGGTTGTCGATAACCTTGCGGATAACTTCAGGCTTTGTCTTGCGGAGAAACGTCTCCCACGCTTCGTTCGCAGCCATGATGCCGTTGTCGTCCTCCATGTACATCGCTTTCACCTTCTGGTTTCCGTACATCACCGAAAAGTGAAGCATCATGCGTTCAGCGTATGGAAAGCGGGATGGCATTGGCATACTCCATGTCGATAAAGTCATCTTGACCGCTCCCAGTCCCGTAAATCAGTTCAGACTTTCGGTCATTTTTAGCTTGCTGTGTATTGGTGGAAACCCTAGTGTTGCGAACCCAGTTGCGCCACGTCGCCAGCCAATCGGCCTTCAACCCCTTGCTTCCAGGCTGCGCGATCCAATAGTCGCGGAACGCATCGAACGTCTCACGCGGGTTTAGCTCTGGACGCTTCTTGCGACACCATTGCTCCCACTCGTCCGGCATCTCCTGAAGATCAAAGCGCGTTGAGCGCGGTTGCTTTTCTTTTATATGGTTACTGGTTACTGGTTCTTGGTTATTGGTTAGTTGAACATCTGTTGGCTGTGTGTTCGACACTTGTTCAACAGGTGTTGAACTTGTGTTGGTCCTGTGTTCAGCAGATGCTTTGCCAGCCTTGCTTCTTTTGTTGATTAGCTCCTTGTACTCCTTGATTTCAGCGTCGCAGCGGGTGTGGTGCCAGCGCCCATCTTCGAGCCTGAAGAACGATACAAGGATAAGGTGAACGGTTTTTTCGTCAGTCCCAAGCTGGAAAGCGAGGGCTTCTATGTCGTCTGGAAGTGGGCGCTCACGGTCGTAGTACATCCAGATCAGGCGCAGGTACGCCATCGACTGAGCATCTGTCAGCCTAGCGGTCGCCTTGACGAAATCACCGATGTGGTGATGGTAGTAATGCACGAACAATCTCCATCGGTGCTGGCCTATCCGGTGAGAATTCCGGCAGGTCGCACCCAGGACGGGTTAGAAACGGTCAGATAGACCAGCCCGATAAAGACTGTTCCGCTGACCTGCTATGCGCTTCTCACGGCGCAGAACGATCATACGAAAACAAAGTTTGCCTGTAAAGCCTTACACCAACCTTACAGGCAACCCTGCTAGAAACAATTGGTATTGCAATTCCCCCCGAAACAACAGGTAGTGCAAGTCACCATCCTGCCGTTGATTGTGTATGTGTGCGTGCTGCAAGCAGCGTAAGCAACACTCGCAACAAGTGAGAACAACAGACCTACTGCTACTTTCTTCATGTTTACCTCGCTTTGATAAGACCACTCTGAACCAACTGCACTAAAGTTTTTCTGAACGCATCCTCCCACGCTTCTCTACGCTCCTCTCCTGACATCTTCGCCCCCTGGTCGATGGCAAAATGGCAGTGCTGACAGAGTGCTGCAACGAAGCAATCGTGCGCTTTCATCCCCATCCCCTTTCCGTATGCACCCCAGTTCGCATGTGCGGCTTGTGTCTGACCGTCTAGACCGCATCGCTGACAAGATAGAGAGGCGACCGCCTTCAACCACGCTTTGCTGCGAAACATCGCTTCATCTCCTCCTCTAACTCCCGTCTAGCTGGCATCCCTCTGGCCTTCTCTACCTGCTCCAGATGCTCCCTGCGTTTCCTAAGAGGCCAGCGTAAAACCGTCTGAGCCTCGCAATAGAGCGCGTACTCTCTCGACTGTAGACCTACGGTGCCAGTAGGGAGGCTGATGAGTCGTGCGTTGTCGTGTCGGCGTCCACACGCAAAACAGACATCTCGTCCGTCATCGTCAACCCGTGATTCGTCGCCCATGCAAACACCTTCTCAACGTAGTCTGAAAACTGACCCTTTGTAAGCCCTGTAGTCGTCGGCTCCTGCTCGACAATCTGACCGTTCGGAAGCTCTACAACCCTCCCAGGTAGATAGCGAGCCTTGAAGTAGCTGTGCCAAATATCGGGCGAGTGCTCCTTACCCTGCGGCCTGATCTGCTCGCTGATCGCTGTTAGCGTGGCCCAATAGAACGAGTTCTGAGCGCTTGTTCGGTTGGGTGGCTGGATAGATACCACCCACCCAGCTTTAGCGCGTTGCACGGCTTCCAGTGCGCGTTTTCTGGCAGTTTCGTTGGCTAGCGTGTAGATCACAGTTCAACCTCTTTCAGTTGCCACCTGTTGCCTTCCTTGAACCACCCATGTAGCACCACCCGCCACCCTGAACGAATCATCTCAGGGTAAGCCTCTGCTTCTTCGATCTTGTGCTTGCGAGCAGAAAGGTTTGACTTGCTTGTAACTTGGATCGCTATTGTCTCGCCATGACCTATTGCCAGCAGATCAATACAGCCCCAGAGGTCGTGCTTGCGCTTGGTGAACGAGTTGTAATGCTCGACTAGAGCAACCTGATAGCCTTGCGAGACGTATATAGCCTTTGACCTAGCGGTTAGTGTCATAGTCGGGCCTTAGCATTGCCAACGTCACTCGACCCCCTGTCAGTCGCTCGATTTCAACAGCACGATTGAGAGGGATCCGACCGGCTCGCCTCCAGTTATGGATAGCCTGCCGCTTGAGTCCCAACAAGCTGCACAGCTTGCCCTTGCCGCCGATGATTGCTGCTGCTAGCGCGATTGCCTGTTCCTGCGTCATGTCACCCCCGTAAAGTTGCTATGCTATGACATTGTAGCGACATACGCAATACATAGGTGTTAGGCATTGCCTATAGGTATCGCAAGAACGATAAAAATATTTTTCAACACAATGCCAAAGAGATGACATATAGTGTCAACCACTGCAACACAACAACCGAGGCAAAAGTGGAACCCTGGGAAGCAGAAGCACAGAAAAACGAAGCGCGGATCGTAGACCTTATGCGCGTGCTCTACCAACTCTGCAACGTCGAAACCGGAGACTGGCAAGCAGACAAAGCAGTGTGGTCAGCGGTCAAGCGAGAGTTGAAAGCAGTCAATCGCAACTATGCCGACATCGTGATTGCCAAAGCCCATCTGGAGACGAAATGAGAACCTACGACACCATGTTCGAGGAACCGGAACAAGCGGCCTGGGAGCAGCACTATCGCTGGGAGTGGGAGCAGGAACAACAAGCCAAAGAGGTAGACGATTGGCTTGCCAGCGAATCACCGGAAGAAATCTGGCGGGTCTGGGATGAAGTTGCAGCTTGCAGTGATGAGTGGTGCGACCTTGCCAAGCAAGTCACCGTTGCTGTGCTGGCAGGCAAAGACGCAAAACAGGTCGCTCATAACGTAATGCGTTATGTGTTCCTGAAAGAGTTCAACATCTGGAGGAAAGCATGAGAACGGTTTTGGCTTACGCAGTTTTCGGAACGCTCGGCGTCATGCTTGGCACAACAGCAGTCGATTTGCTTGTAGGATCGGAGTCCACTATCGGAGCACTGCTGTGGCGCATCTTCTAGACCCTGAGTTCAAGTGGATATCCGCAGCAGCCACAAACGTAGAAGCAACCTGGAGAAAATTCGGCTACACACCGCCTAGCGAGCAACAGTCGTATCAACTGAAATGGAAACGATTCAAGGATAACAACCATGAAACAGATCGCAGCAGCATTAGTGAAGTCGCAGAAACAGTTCGGCCCAGCGCTAAAGTCAAGCAGTAATCCGCACTTCAAGTCGCGCTATGCCGATCTCGCGGCCTGTGTCGAGGCAGTCGTAGACGCTCTCAACGCCAACGGTATCGCTCTCATCCAGCAGACGCACGAATGCGCAGATGGCGTCATCGTTGAGACAGTGTTCGTTCACGAGTCAGGCGAGACGTTCTCAGGTGGCAAGCTCCACGTTCCTGCCAGCAAACACGATCCACAGGGATACGGCTCTGCTCTGACATACGCTCGCAGGTATAGCTTGATGGCAGCAACCGGGATAGCACCAGAAGACGATGACGGTAACGCTGCAAGCAAGAAACGCGATGCGCATCCGACCATCGAGAACCTGCTCAAAGCCGCGTCGCTGGATGACCTCAAGAACAAATACGCGCTGGCTTACAAAGCGTATCAGTCAGACAAAGAGTCCCTTGCACTGATCGAACAAGCTAAGAACACCCGCAAACAACAACTGCTGGAGATCGACAATGCTAACTGACGCACAGAAACAAAAACTGAAAAACGCCTCCCGTATCAAGCGAGGCTACAAGCAAGGTGATGTTGACTTCAACGGAGACAACTTCTCGCTCGACCTCGCCATCGCTGAATGCAAGATGGAGAACCCTGGAGCCTTCTGGACTTCAGAGACGCTCATCCTTCGCCGGTTCTATCACAAGCCTCTGTTTCCCATCCCCTGCCAAGACTGGAAGGTGTCGAAATGACATACGGGTTAGCACGAAACGATGACCCAGATACCTCGCACGAGGCTGCGGCCAGCATCAACACAACACGCATCGAGCGCATCGTGTTGGAGGCCTTCTGGAAGTCACCTGGGGGATTGATAGCGGAGGAGGTGGCACTGCTTACCAGACTGCCGCTAAACACCGTTACGCCACGCATAGCGCCTCTCGTGCGAAAGGGATACATCATCCCCATCGGGAAACGTAAATCGTCCTCTGGACGCAACCAACGGGTGCACAAATGGATCAGCGAAGCGTAGAGTGGCATCAAGCTAGGCTGGGCCATGCAACAGGCTCCAGAGCCTCCGACATTCTTGCAGGCAAAGACACACAGGCTCGAAAGGGATACATCACCCAGCTTGTGACAGAGAGGCTTACAGGACAGTCGCAGGACTTCTACACTAATGCTGATATGCAGCGTGGCATCGATGTGGAGCCTGTCGCACGAGCAGCGTATCAGGCTAGCAATGAACTTGTAGACGAGGTGGGCTTCATCAAGCACCCGACTATCCTATGGTTCGGTGCGAGTCCTGATGGCCTGGTTGGGAGTGATGGGCTGGTGGAGATCAAGTGCCCCCGGTCAACAACACATCTGGAGTACATCCAAGCGAAAAAACCACCACAAAAGTACATTCCGCAGATGCTGGCTCAACTCAGTTGTACCGGCAGGAAATGGGTGGACTTCGTGTCGTTCGACAACAGGTTCCCAGAGCATCTACAGTTGTTTGTTGTCAGGTTTGAACCCAGTGCGGAGGAACTGGAGAAGTTCGAGAGCAAAGTAAAAGAGTTTCTGTCTGAAGTTAACAACCTTATGGAGCAACTATGCCCCTCGCATACGAAGTGATCGCAACCACCGGAACGTACAAGAACCGCAACGGAGAGGAGAAAAAACGCTGGCAGAAGGTCGGTGTCATCATGCAGACGAACAACGGTTTAGCTCTCAAAATGGAGAGCATCCCGGTCAACTGGGATGGATGGGCAACACTTGCCGAACCTAAACCGCGAGAGGATTCAGCTTTCTAAACCATCTTGAGTGCTGCGGAGCGCACTTCCTCAACCCTGCGCTCCCAGCCTTTACCGAACACATCCCAGGTCTGCAAGCCCTTCAGGAACGACAGACGCTTGTCACAGTAGATGTTGATGAGATCAGCAGCAACCATCGCATTGGCAGCTTGCAGAGACAACGGACCGATAGCACCGTCAGGTTGAGTGCCGACACACTCCTGCAACCAACGAGCAGCGCGGCCAGCACCGCTGTTAATAGCAGCGTCAAACACAGCGTAATCGACTCCAGCAGGAAGCTGGTCGCCTTTCACGCGATCCCAATATTGCGCCTTGTAGAGCGGAGCAACGTCCGTCGGCTGAAGGTCGCGCATCTCTTGCTCGGTTACCTCTTTGCCGCACCACGCTTCCCAGACTGCTTTAGTGCACCCGAGATTGGTCATGCCGCCTGGGTCAGACGGGTGGTGAACATAACCCCCTTCATGATGCAAAACCGCTGCAAGTGCGGCATCAAAGTTAGAGTTCATTTCTTCAGCATATCCTTCTGTTGACTGGAGTTGGACGAACCCAACCAGAAGTTGTACACGCTGGCTGTTTCCCTTGCGAGCACACCCAGCAGCAGCATCATCACATCGCTACCAGTAAGCGTCATGTAGCCAAGCGCAGAGCCTACAAGCAGACCAAAGAACCCAGCAACGGTAACGATGGACAACACAGCAGGGATGCGGCTCCTAGTGGCTACCTGCATCTCTCGTGCGGACTTCGTGTTCTCGACGTTTAGCTCAAACAGTTTCGTCTGTTGAGCCATCTTCGCCAGTTCACCATCCTGCTCTAGCTTTGCAAGCTCCCTCTTAGCAGCTTCAGCAGCAACAGGATCAGGCAAGACTCTATCAAGAATCTTGCCGCCAACTTCAAGCAGTGGGCCTAGCGGGATCATCTTTGTCCTTTGCAATCATGTTGGCAGCGGCATACGCGCCCTTGCGCCCGACAATTCCACCGACAGCGCCGATGCACAAAAGCATGATGTCTTTCAGAATCGCCATGAATTGCGTGTCAATCGGGCTGATGCGCTCCATGTCGTGTTCGACAAACAGCACACCAAGAATGATGCCGATGACGGAGGCAACCAGGATGCCGGTTAGCGATAGAGCAATGACTGCCCACACCCTAACTTCGACCTCCTCTGTACTCATCTTCATGTCGAAACCTTTGCGAGAAATAGCATCAGCACCTCGATAAACAAGATGCTGACCACCAGAAACTTTAGTGCCCCGGCCATGCGTCGATGATGTAGTTGACAAGGTGGAACAGAATGATGCCGCCAATGCCGACAACGACAGCAATCAGCGCACGTTCCTTCTTCTGCTTTGCTAATCGCTCTTTTTCTCGCTGTTCAGCCAATTCTGCCGCCTTGCGTCTCTGTACTACTGCGTTGTGCTCGCGTTGGATCTCGTCCCACACCTCAGCTTGACCAGACCATATCAGGAACTGTTTAAGTTCCTGTGTCATCTCGCGAACTTTCTTAGCGGCAATGACAGTCTCTAGCGCCTCGCTCATCGCCGACTGTTCTGGCTTTTGCTTAGCCTTCTCGTCCAGTGACGCTTTCTGGAGTTGATCCTGAGCGTCGAATAGCTTCATGAAGTCGCCTAAGCACTCGTGCGCCTCCTTGCCGATCTGAATCGCTTGCTTGATGCCAGCGACAGCGGCCTGGGCGGTAGCGAGAACTACAGCGACTTCAATCATACTTTCAACACAACACCGATCAACAGGACGATGATAAAACCGGCACTGCCGATGAGAATCTGTTCTAGACGCTTTAATCGAGCGTTGATGCCTTCATACCGGACAGCGCAAACCTGCTCGTGCGTCATCAATTTGGCCTCAATGTCGTTCATGTCTTAATGATGAAGTAGACCCCAAGGTAGGGCGGGAGGTTCGCATTGGTGCCAGACGAACCAGAGGAATCCGTTGTGCCAGTGTGTGTGTGCGTCGGTGCTGTGCTGGTCGTTGCTCCTGTTCCGGTAGGCGTAATATAGCCACCGTTGCTGGCGATTCCAGAACCGATATAACTCGCTCCAACGTCGTGCGAGTGACTGCCGCCACCGTCAGACGTAAAGGTGTGAGTGTGGCTGACAGTAATTGCGTTAGCACTACCACCAGTTGAGTTAGCACTGTAGGTCGTGCCAGCACCAACAGGGAAGCGGTCGCGGAAGTCAGGCACGTTGAACGTAGTAGACCCGTCACCCGATCCGTATGCAGTACCAAGCACAGCAAACAGCGCGGAATAAGTCGAGCGGGAGACAGCAGCACCGTTACACAGTAGATAGCCAAACGGAGCGGAGGCAGTGCCCCACATCATCATGCCGCCGGTCGGGACGTAGTTCGGTGCGGCTGTGGTCCAATCAGCACCGTTTGACGTTAGCACATTGCCAGCAGCGCCTGCGGACGTAAGACCAGTGCCGCCACCTGCGACTGACAGTTGATTGCTGGTCTGATTGCCTAGCTGGAAGTCTCGCAACTGTGCCATCAACTCTCGGATGGCATTGTTCAGGTTAGCAGGCGAACACCCTTCGTTGATGTTGATTCCACCGATGTCGGTGTTGCTTGCAGGAGTGGTCGAATACTCGCTGAGTTTTGCGATTGTCATGGTTACTCTGCCTGCACTGGCTGATAGCTTGCGCCACTTGCCGGAATGTTGAAGTACGTCGGAGCGCCACGTTGCTGCGGCCTGCCCAACAAGATTTGATTGATAAGCTCGTCAACCTGCTGTTGCATCATTCTTTCAGATGCAGACCTCGCTGCCAACCCTACAGCAGGGACTACAGCAGCACCAGCGGGACCACCAAGCACAAACCCAGTTCCAGCAGACAATGGTGCAGAGATCACACTCGTCGGAGAGAACTTGCCGATCATTCTCAACATATTTTGCAAGTTTCCACCGCGAGCAATTTGTGTGATCTGATCTTGTTCGGCTTGCGTGAATTGACGCATACGAGTCTGATTGTTTGAAAGTCGCCTAAACTCTCCACGCAAAGCATTTTCATACCCTGATTGCGTGTAAGTGCTAGCGCCAGTTGTTTGGGCGCGATTAACCATTTCCTCAAACACACCAGCCTTTGCGTTCATGCTCCACAACCTGCGAGCATCTCGCAGTTCGTTCACACCAGCTTGATTCCCTGCAACTAAATCTGCTGGCCTGATGTTGTTAACATAGTCGTCAATCTGGTTCACGATAAGCCTAGCAATCCTGCGCTCATCCCTTTCATTCGATGCGGCAGCGCCAGACGCAACTCGACGCAAAATCTCAAGCTCATCAAGCGTTCTGGGTTGTTGCCCTTCTTGCTCTAGACGGTTCAGAACCGCTGCAACACGGGGATGCAAGCCTTCGTCATACCCTGCATTCCTGACCCGTTGCGTAATTCCTGTAACAGCATTTTGAAGACTTTGCGGAGTAACGATAACGCCAGATTGCGTCGCTCGTTGATACGCTCCCTGCGACTCTGCTTGAACAGCGGCACGAGTAGGCGCAACTTCTGGCTCTCCCCGTCTTGCACCAGCAGCACCACCCGCTGCCATACCTGCAAGCATCCCGGCAATCGGCGATCCAGTGACTTCTGTTACAACCTCACCGGTAGGAGCGCCGACCGCTGCACCTGTCATCTGAGCACCAGGACGAGCAGCAAACGTCTCAGCAACTTGCCTACCTACAGGGGTCGTTGCAGTCTGAGCCAATCGAGCAGCGCCAGGGATTTGGCCAATCACGCCACCAACCGCACCGCCAGCGGCTTGTATCGCCTGTTCTGGCAACGTCTCCGCTTTTGGAAGCCCAAGCAATGATCCGACAGACTCGATTGCTTGCATCGGTGTCGGGATTCGATATTGCTCGCTTGCAAGCGTGTTGTACAACTGAGTTAACGCTTCCGCAGCAGGAACAGCAACGGTCCCAGCAAGCATTCCAACAGGGCCAAATGGAGCGCCGATAGCAGCACCAACCGCAGCAGGCATCGCACCTCTAGCCGCAACACCTGGAATCCTTGCAAGACGTTCCTCTGTCCTTCTGCCAGCAGTCGCAACATCCAAAATCTCTGTTGGCGAGGCTCCGGTTTTGGCGGCTTCAACAACCTTGTCTGACAGTTTGTTGTCGATAATGTAGCCAAGAATCTCCTGATCCGAGATTCCCTCTTTCCTAGCAGCGGAAATACGATCAGAAAGATTCATTACTACCTCCCAAAAATCTTGTTCAACTTGTCACGAGTGTTCACAGGACGTTGCACAATTTCCTGTTTCAGCACTTCATCCAGAGTCTTGTTAGGCCCAAAATCTCTTGAATACGCATCTTTCAAATTCCCTAAAGACTCATTCGAGTAGCGCACTAACTGCCTAAGTTGATCTCTAATCTGCTCAAATGATTGCGCTTGA